CATCTCGCACATAAATCCGGTAGTCATTTAACATTTGCTAATCAAGTAACTTCAGAGTTTAATCCTAATAATAGACAAACACTTACAAACGGTAATACCTTCCACACTACGAAAGGTAGTTATAATTTAGTATCACAAGAATCAGAGCATAGAGTTTACGGTGATGTTACAATCTTAACTGGTCATACTAATTTATATAATTCACCGCTAATGGATGGATATATGGCTGAACAATCAAAATTAGCAGCGATAAAGTCAAGTCCGGAAGTAATGCAGCCTGGTTTTGGTAATGTAACGGGCGCTGTTCATGAAGCGAAGGGTGATGAACCTGACCCGGAAACAGGCTCCACGCAAGGTAAGAATTTCGAACCGAACAAAGCTCATAAAAATATGGCTGAGTTTTATAAGGATACACAGAAGAAGCTTACACCTTATGAACAGTTGATGGGGAATGGAGGTAGTATAAAGTTGCTTTCCGGTAAGGATATTTTAATAGCTGCAGGTGCCGCTCCTGCTAACTTTGATACAGTCTTTATAAATCCAAATGGTAGGAAAGTAAACGATAAACTTACTTACGATGGAGATAAGACTATAAAAACAAAGCAAACATCTGCACCTTATTATGAGGAGAAAGATGTAGCGTCAAATATACCTTTTGGTAATGTACACTTTCAAGCTGGTAATAAGTTAGATTTTAATTCAGCTGCAGGTGGTATAACGTTTGGTACTAGCGGACCTCTAAGATTAGCTGGTCAGGGTATAACCTATATAGGCGGTGCTCAAGTTAATATTACAGGTGGTGCTGGTGGTGGGTCAACGGGTCACGTGTTTATTACATCAGGTGACTTACTAGAACTCGATGGTGCTAATATCAATATAAAAGGTGGTACAGATATCTTAATTGAACCAGGTTTAAGTGTCTTAGGCAATCAAATAGTATCAGGTGATTTGATAGTTGGTGGTAATTTAACTGTATTAGGTAATATAATATGTAAGGGAACAATTGATGCAGATAAGACAATTACATCTAAAGTAGATGTAATTGCTGATGGCGTCTCTCTTAAGAATCACACACATGGTGGTATTCAAGGAGGTTCAGGTAATACATCCCCTCCTAATTAATTACTTCCTATATATTATAATATAGAACATCATTATTAAACAGCATGTTGTACCTAATATGCTGTTAATAGCCATACCCACATTAAAACCTACACCGTATATCATATATAAACCACAAAAGATATAACCGAGAAGAGAGAGTAAGAACATAGAGAAGCTTAACCCCTCTACACTCTTGTATCTTACGGTTTTATAAATTTGTGGTAAGTAGCAGATGAAAAAGCATACTGCGTAAAGAATACCAAATATCATAGAACTTGATCTACCAAACCAAACTCAAGACATTTAGCTGAGTCAAACCAGAGATCGTGTTTAAGAATCTCATCGATTTGCTTCATTGGTACCTTTGTATATTGTTTATAAATATCTTTAATCATCTTCATAATACGTCGATTGTTCTCCATATCATCTTCCATTTCTGAAAACTTACCATAGCTACCGGATGATAGTTGGTGAATAAGCATTAAAGAATTCTTACCTATAAATCTCTTTTTCCCAGCGACTGATATAATCGTAGCTGCTGAAGCAGCAGCACCATCAATATAAGTGTGAACTTCTGATTTAAGGTTTCTAATAGTATCAAGAATAGCCATGCCTGCAAATACAGAGCCACCGTATGAATTAATTCGTAATTTAATATGTGGTACAAAATCTGGTCCTAAAAAGTTATATGTATTTTTAAGCTTAGCGTCTAGTTCATATAGTACCGCGTTAAGATCAAGAGCTGATTGCTCCGTTACATCTGCATAAAAGAAAATAGTATTTTCAACAACTCTTATATTACTACCAGCGGCTCCTCCTGGCCCCATAGCATTAATAAAAATCTGTTGTGGCTTACTTTCAATATCATCTCCACCTACCCCTTCGTTTAGATTATATTTCCATCTCATAAAGTTATTTAGTGTATTATGCTTCGCATGATGCGCAGTTCAGAATACTTCTTGCAAGTTCTTGAGCAGGATTTGCACTACGTTGATAGTATAGAGACTTAACACCTTGCTCCCAGGCAAAGATATATAACTCACTCACATCCTTAGGTTTAGCAGAAGGTGGAACCATTACATTTAATGACTGACCTTGATCGATAAACTTCTGTCTTTGTGCAGCTTGAATAATAATTTCTTTTTGAGAAATCTCACCAAACGTCTTAAACACATCTTTTTCTTCTTGCGTTAAGAACGTTAGATGCTGTACTGATCCACCATGTGAAAGAATATCTTTCCACACATCAAGTGTATCTTGATCTTTCGATTTAAGTAGCTTAACAAGATAAGGATTCTTATAAGAGAATTTACCTTTAGCTAGATTCTTAACAAAGTAATTATCACGAAGAGGTTCAATACCTTGACTGACTTGACCTAAGATAAATGAACTCGATGTAGTAGGAGCAATAGCAAGCGTAGTAGTATTACGTCTACCGTAACCTTCAAGCAGAGGTGGTTCACCAAATAGTCTAGCTAGCTCTTCTGAGGCAGTATCAGATTTCTTACGAAGTAGACTAAACACTTCACCGTTAATAAGTTTCGCTTCCATAGACTCGAAAGCAACAGACTTCGATTGAAGATATGAATGCCAACCAAGTACACCTACACCAACTGCTCGTTGATTAATAGCGAACTTACGTGGCGCTTCCATAAACGGAACACCTTCAGTCTTATTAATAAATTCAGTCATGACCGCGTCAAGGAAGTATACTAACGTTTCGATTGCATCAGTATCTTTTAGATCGTCCCAACGTTCGAGGTTAATAGACGAAAGATCACATACAAACGATTCATCATCACCGTTCGATAAGAAGATCTCCGTGCAAAGATTAGAATGATTAATCTTCAAACCTTTATCTTTATATACTTGAGGAGCTTGATCATTAGCATTATCTGTAAAGAACAAATATGGATAACCAGACTCAAAGCGCTTCTTAATAACAAGACCCCAGATCTTACGTTTATCTTTATCCCCTTCTACCATCGAACGCATCCACTCGTTAGTGATAGTAACACCGATGGAGAGATCTTGAATGTCGTTACCTTCACCTCTAATACCTAGAAACTCTTCAATATCACCATGATCAATAGGAAGATAAGCAGCGAAAGAACCACGACGTACATTACCTTGTGATACGTAATTAACTAAGGAATCGAAAACAGTCAATTGATGATGAACACCTGTAGCTGTACCACCTGAGTTAATAATAGAACCTCGAGGTCTAATTGCACCAAAGTAACCAGAAGTACCGCCGCCGATCTTAGACATAGCACCAATCTCACCAATTTTAGTAAGAATTTTATTCATATCATCTGGAATATAACTTCCAAAACATGAAATAGGGGCTCCACGTTCTCTACCAAAGTTACTCCAGATAGGAGTAGATAGAGAATAGAACCCCTGGTGCATATATGATTCAAACTTATCAGCAAAGCCTTCTATACTTAAATATCTTTCAGCAGCATCAGCAATATCTCTAATGCGCTGCTCTGGTGTCTCATCTTTCGTGAGGTAGTCTCTCTCTAGAAATTTTCTAGAGTCCTTGTTTAGCCAGTATATATCTTTACTCATGTATCTATTTATATTATATATTAAATCTAAGTTATTCAAGAGTATCTTTATTTTCTTTTCTTTTTTTCCAGGCAAGCTTTAACTTTTCTCTTGTTGTTTCACTATGTTTTTTACCAAACATACCATTGTTAGATCCCTTACTTTTTTCTTTATGCTTTTGCCTAGTTATCTCACTTATAGGATTATTTTTATGATACTCTTTCATTATCTCAGAATGCTTGTTTCTATTTTCTTCATTCCACCATGTAGCATTATGCTGTTTTATTTTCTCTAACTGTTCTTCCGTATGCCAAGAATCGTATCTGCTTTTACGAGTCTCAACCATTTTTTTGTAAACTTCCTTGCTCCTTGTTCGTTTTTCTTGATTTTGCTTTTCAACTGTCTCTTTAGATTTAGGTTTTTTCATCTTTTGCTTCGTAGACTCAGATAATTTATATCCACCCTTATTAACAAAGTTCTTACCACCATTATGTTTATTATAGAACATAACATTATCTGCAGCATTTACTTTTGTTAAAAATCTTGTTTCGTAGGTTAAAGCTTCGTATGATGTTTCAAAATGTTTTATTTTAACTATTTGAAACATATGTAAGGTATCCTTACGTATTAATTCTTTAATAGTTTGTGACGAAGTTTGATATCCTTGTTCAGTCATTAAATCTACAGAATTAGATCTCGAATTAATCTTGCATCCTGCATAATATTTTTGACTAGGTATATGCTTAATAATATAAAAATACGGTTTTCTCATATATTTATATATACTACCCGACCTATAGAGTATAACGCAATTAGCCAAATAATGCATCTTCGTCAAAGCATTGAGACTTCTTAGAGTACTCTACGGGCCTAGAACTGAAAAAATCGGTCATATTATTGCCCAATAATTCTTCCGTGAACCACATTGTAGACTCTAAAATAGTAGAATCTACTTCAAAAGGCTTAGGTAAGCCAATTTGTGAAAGGGATTCATTAATACGGTTCTTGATAAACTCTTTAAGAATAGGAGCAGATAGTCCGGGTTCATTAATACCATTAACCATCCAATCGACAATTTTACTTTCCGATTTAAATGCTTCATGTGCAGCAGCTACAATACGCTCTGTCAGCTCTTCATCAAAGAGTTCAGGATGCTCTTCACGAATAGTATTGATAATTTGAATACCTACAAGAGCGTGAATATTCTCTTCATTACGAGTATACTTAACTTGCTGATCAGTATCCTTTAGAACGTTCTTGAAACGAGCAAAATGATTGATAACATAGAACTGAGAAAACAGAGAAACATTCTCAACGAATAAAGTAAACAAAGTTAAAGCGTATAGATATTGCTTCTTCGAGTCCTTGTAGAATCTATGTGTATACTTACGGAGATACTTGACTCTCCCTTGGATCCACTCAAGCTTAAGGTTCTCTTCAAAAATGTCTTCGAGTTCGAGAACCTTGAGCAAACGTTCGTATGCGTTGTTATGAATAACTTCTGTATTAGACATAACAATACCAAGATCATATAAAGCAGGGTGAGGTAGATTCTCACCTAACTTGGCCCAAAAAGTCTTAACCGCTACCTCAATTTGACCAATAGCGGATAAAGTACGTACAATAATTTCTCGCTCTTGATCAGTTAGTTCAACTTTAAATTGCTGTACATCAGATTTAAAGTTGAATTCTTTATCCGTCCAAAAACCATTATGCATTGCTTCAATGAACTGTTCAGTCCACGGATACAGGTTTGGCTTACGACTAATTTGCTCTTCAAAAATACTATGTCCCATGGTGTGATATTTAAGTAAAAAATATTAAATAGCCATTATTGAATTGGCATGCTTTTCTTAAGACTCCCACTATTAATGTTATACATTTTTATAACCTTTGCTGTACCTTGTTGCACTGTAATAGTCATCTCACTCTCCATAACAATAGGTTGTGATATGATAGTACCGTCTACATTAATAACTCTATGCAGCGCTCCCGTGCTTGCATTATATACTTTCACTGTGTTATTACTGCCTGTTTGCGCTATAAATTTCTTGGTCATAATTTAAATCCTTTATATTATTTATGAATGCCGATACATCAGGATCGGATTTATGTGTAGCAAAATTACTACTATTTTTCTTTGAAATTGTTTCATTTCTTAAGCCATGATAAATCATAATATCTATAATCTCTTGTGAATCAACATCAATTAAATTATCTTCCTCTACAATTAGAATATTACGAATCTCTTGTGCACTATAACCTCTTACAATTAGTGACTTTACTTTTTTAGTAACATAATATTTTTGCAGAGATTCAACATCGGTGTATTCTTCAACACGCTTCTTAAAATACTCAGTAGCAAAAACGAAGGACTTACCTGAGATTCTACAGGTTACAGATCTGGACATACCCTTATTATAACTTACTCCCAGGGGAAATCTAGCCACGTTTTTTCAGGTACTGAAAATCCATAATAATCAACCATATGCGACGCTTTATCCTTTACGAAGAGAGATGCATATTCAAATGTATAGAGATCATTATTACTATACATATTTTTAAAAATATTAAATGTATTACCAGAATCGCAGATATCATCTACAACAAGATAATTAGACCTAACCGATTTAAGGAAGTCGGGTTGTTGGTATATGACGTAATTATCTTCTTGAACTTGATTGTTATATGTATTAACACCGAACATTAATACCTTTTTATTAAGCTTGTAAGCTAGCATCGTCGCAGGAATAAGTCCGCCTCGACCAATACCAATAATATAATCATAGTTAGTCTTAACGCGTTCTGCAAGTTGATCTACCATAAAGGCAATATTCTCGTAACTAACTGACTTTTTTATCATAAGATAATTATAACTATCTTTTTAGAGGTTATCCACTAAATATAAGCAATGAGTAAATACGGTTTTAATGAGCTTGGACTTTTATATGAAGGTATTGATTTAACTTCTAATCCATACGCTGATAAGAATTATACACCAGGTGCATCAGATACCTGGGGACCTAAAAATTCATACGGTACAAAAGGTATGATACCTACCACAGTACCGGGTAATGCAGGTACAGCTTATTCTATGGGTGAGACAAACATTACATTCGAAGAAGAAGATGAACGTATTGTATCCGTTAACGCGGTAAAGAAAAAAGTAAACGATCTGCTACAAGATGCAACAGATCGTGGAATGGGATTCGCTTGCGAGCAATTACATGAATTGCTACAATTTATTGATACTTTGAAATAATAAGATCAAGAATATGATCTGCATACCAGCAGACTGCAGCACCGTATGTAGCAAATACTATAGGATTATAATCTCCTATTATACCTGTAAATATACCTGCCCAGAATCCTAAGCAGAGAGAGCAAGAAAATAATTCTTTAAAGTATTTATACTTAACAAGTTTATCTCTAAAAAAAGAAAGTATCGAGCCATACTTTAAAATAAAGCACAGCCCGATACAAGAAATAGTATGTAATACTAAATTAACCACAGATTAAAGTATCTTCTTTTGGCTTATCAAGAGCTTTAACAGCATCTGCTACAAGCTCCAATTCACTCTTTTTAACCTTAATCTTATTACCGTAATCGTCAAGTACTTCGTAGTTATCTTCATCGATCTTTGTAATAATAGGGCAACAGTTACCTTTACCACACAACTGAATTTCCTGCTCTGATAGTCTTTTTAACATACAATTATTTACTTTAAGCGCAAGATTTTACAAGCTTTGCTTCATCATTTCTTCTAGTTAAAAGCCCATCTAACCCCTTACCAACCCAAAGACGTTTCATATCGATAATCTGCTGAGCGATATAATTGTAGATATCAGAACGGTTAGAAGCAATAGCATTCTTAATGTTTAACATTTCAGCACGTGAACCACCACTCGTACTACCACCACGGTTAAATACTAAGCTAACAAGAGCGCCAAAAGTATCTTCATGAAGTTTTTCTGCACCTGGAAACGCCTTAGTTGTTTCTTTAATAAAGCGAGGTAGGGTATTGCTTTTGAATACTACTTCAGCAGCTTCCCATGGAATAGAGATATCTTTAACACTCGGAATAGCAGCTTTAGCGTTACTGCTCTTCTTACCAAGGTGTTCAGCAAGACGACTATATGAACCAGCATCAAGTACACCTTTCCAATCAGTTGCAAATTGTGCTGCTGTATTGTAGCCCATATCATAACCAATACCAATAGTAACACCGCTTTCACCACCTGGGTAACAAGGATGCTTAAGTGCTTTATTATAATAACCTGGACCACCACCTACTTCATATTCTAAGATAAGCTTATATGCATTAGCACTAATACCAGCAGGAGGAACACTAGCTGGTGCATGCTGGGTAACACTATCTGTAATCTGATTCTTTACACCTAGCTTAGCAGCAATAGCTTTCCATGTACCTGGTCCATCAATACCATCAGCACCTACACCAACAGCGTCTTGAATAGATTTAATACTACCTGCTACGCCAAGTTTTGCACCAATAGCGGCTAATGTATTTTTACCACTAATACCATCTGCATCAACACCTACAAGAGCTTGAACAGTTTTAACAATGTCTTTTTTTCCGTTAAATTCCATAACACAAGTATTTAATGTAGTGATGATTAAATAATAATGTTATGAATAATCTCACAACAGAATTAGTATTACAATTAGTAAAGTCAACCCCTTGGTATAGCATCTTAACAGCAGCTGTCACGCTCGCTTCTTCAGTTGCAGCTATCACACCAACTCCAAAGAAGGGTACATCCCTTTCCAAGGTATACCGCGTTGTCGATTTCTTAGCTCTTAATGTTGGTAAAGCTAAGCAAAAGTAATTTAAACACATACCAATCTAACCAGAAAGACCCACTCTTTAAGAGCGGGTCTTTTTGATTTATATTATTGCATTAGACTTTCCCAACTTACAGGGAATAGATCTTCAGCAATTGTATTAATCAGCTCAGCAACATCTCTTGTTTCTTTCTGTGTATCTTTCTTAAGTCTAAGCTTACATACACGAGCAAATGCAATCAACGAACCGGTCCAGTACCATTCAGTATACATGTTCTGTGGTAGAACCATACGAGCCTGTTCAGGGCATATACCAGCTTCGAGCATTAATCTATACGCACTTGAAGCTTGATTAACTGCTTGATATACAAGTTCACTCGTCTTAATCATTGTCGGTGGTAGTAAATTATCATTAACATCTCTCATAAAAGGATGTTGATATTCAAAACCATCGATGAATTCATCTTCATACGATCCTTGCTTTTTATCTTCATTTCGTTTACGCCATCCACAAGGGTAATAAAACTCAGGAGGACTATCTACATAACGTCTACTAATCTCATTCCACACTAACCCTACCTGATGCTTACCGAGTTGACGAGCTACAAAGATAGGAGCCTTAATATGGAATGAAAGTGATGCATGTCCAAATGGTGTCCAGTGATTCTCTCTAGCTAGAAACTTAATAATACGCTTATCAGCTTCTTTTAGAGTTTTATTTTCAACTCCTAATGAGTTAACATCATTAGGATCAACTGTATAATCCCAATCTGAGATCTTATCAAATGATACCCTAGCAGCGTTAACTACTGAGAGATCAGACCCCATACTATCTACTAATTTAACTTCCATATTACTTACCTTGACCGCGATATTTCTTCTTGTAGTTCTTAGATTGCTTAAGATGTGAGGTTTTACTCTTAGCATGAATACCTTTACGTTTGATTTTATTAGCTGCTCTAGTACCGTTCTTCATGTAGATATTTTATTATAAAGGTCTAATATATCAATAGAATAAATAAACTATATGACAGAGCAGTTCGATGAAGGAGTAATGGATATAATGAGATCAGTTGGTTTAGCTGCATTAATAGGTTCAGTTGCTACATACGGTGTAAAAGCTATCAACAAAGAGCTTGAAAAAAGTATGGCTCCGTCACAAGAAAAGATCCAAGCTCTACAGCAAGCTGCTACACAGACATCGGATCCAGTTGCTAAACAAGCTATTAAGCAAGCCGCTGTATTAGTTAAGCCAAATAAACCATTACCATCACAACATATACAAAAAAGATCTAGTGATGAGGATATTATTAGCAGAGCTAAACCATATATTACTCAGCACGAAATTTATGGTACAGATATATACAGTAAATCAAACGCGAAATTCTTAACCGTGAGACCTGATGACGCTAAAGCTGGTAACCCTACAATTGGCATTGGTCATAAAGTACTTCCAGGCGATCCAACATCAATAACACCTAAGCAAGCATTAGCAATATTTGATAGAGATATTCGTTTAAAGTATAGTGATATTAAGAGAATATTTGCACCTGTGTGGAATAAACTTTCAGACGATCAGAAAATAGCTTTACTTGATGCTCACTTTAGAGGCGAAATCAAGAGTACTTATAAATGGCCTGTATATCTAAAAAAAGGCTTATTTAAAAGAGCAGCAGCTGAATATCTTAATTCGGCTGAGTTAAAAGAGAGGCAAGCGACAGGTCGAGGAGGTAGTGTAGCTAAACGCAATAGAAGTAATTCATTAATTTTTAGTGGAAAAGCAAAAATATCCGATTTCATTGATGGTAAAGTATAAGTAATAGATTAAATTATACGTATGGAAGAGCGTGTATATATTACGGAAGAATTTAAGCAGGAACTAGCTAATCTAGGATGCTCAACAGTTGATTATATTACTGTTTATAGAATAGAAGGTAATAAGGTATTTTTTCAGGCTAATAAATGTAAGTTTCATGTCTCTAAACAAGAACTAGAAGAAGCAACACTCGCTAGTTAATATATCTCTTTACTACGTTCAATATCGGTACGATACGTCTGTTTTAAATTATTAAGGAATCTTAACTGCGATGTCGTTATCACGCTACCTTCTGTATTATAGTGGTAATATGTATTACCACCTTTAACGACATGCATATAGTTAAGCTCGAAAAGAATCTTATATAGAGAATTAAACCCAGCTCCTACTGCTTTACTAAATTCGCGCTCTTCATCTCTGGTTAGTGTATTAGTTTCATCTTTATAATCATAAGCATTCATAATGATCTCCTTCGCAGCTTGTGCATGACCACCAGATGAAAAGCTAGGGATAGATTTATAATTACCAGAACGATCTACCCAAAACCCATACGGTGCTGATGATGGTAATAATTCTTCACTTGGTGATAGACCTAGTATGTTTATTCTAACACCATATACAATATTCTCTGTTAAAAGGTATTGTTTAAATGTTATCATTTACCTTGAATGATACCTGTTAAACCTTGAACATGTTGAATAACTTCAGGATGTGAACCAAGACCAGCTTTTTGTAATTCTGATTGAAGGCTCATAAGAGCAGAAGATATAGGCCCTGTACTTACACCGGCAGTACCGGTAGCTGGAGCTGGTGAAGTAACTGTATCAGGTGTACCGGATGTACTAACATCACCCATACCTGGAGCAGTGCTTGTATCAGCTTCTCTATAGATGTTATCATACATCTCTGAGAACATTATAAAATCACTTTTAGTAGACATATATCTATTTATATCAATGATTATAAAAACTCGTTATCTCTATAGTATCTCATTACTTGTGGAAAGTGTTTAATCATAAACTCATCTAATTCCACAGTACCCATAAAATCGCGTCTATCTTCATCGATAAATTCTATCTCGTTAGCCCATACATCAAAGTTAAAAGCAGGATGATCTTCTTTCATAACTACTTGTTTATCCGATGCCCATTTAGGAAGCGCCTGTGTTGAACCTGCTATAACAACATTGTGTATCTCAACGTACATCAATGATGGTAGATCATCATATTCATTATAATCTGCAACTTGCGCGTCTATTGTAAAGCTTTTGTATCTCATTCGTATGTGTTTCTATTTACAAATTCAGGAAGGTAGCGATGTAAGACTGTACGAGCATCGTCTTCACGTTCTTCAGGACCATTAAAGAAAGCCATATAGATATCATCTTCACTCGCTTTGTATATTACATCGAAATTAAATCCAGGGTGTGTCTCCGGTAAGACATAATAGTATCTCGTAGCGTTACCGTAATCTTCATCTATATCACTACCAGCATCAACACGCTTATAGAGATACTTATCTACCTTAAGAAACTCATATAACCCCTTATGATGACCTGGACCCTCAAGAGCTTCTTCTGGCACTCTATCATGCTCGAGGATACTACCATCAACGATATCAATATCGGTTATCCAAAGGGTATCGATCTCGTCTAATTCGATAGCGCCCGATATCTGGAATTTCTTATACCTCATCTGATTATATTTATACAAATGGCCCGCAGGGCCTCATGCCGCTCGTGGTCTTTTTGTCTGCCGCTCAGTGATGCATTCGGAGTACTTTGTCGTCTACAAACTGCGGTACAAGACTAGGTCCGTATGTCTCCAGATTAATATTCATATTAACATCGTCCTCATAACCTAATAGATAAGCCATATCAAAGTTAAACAGAGGATCAGACTCTTCTACGATCTTAACAAACCAATTAGAGTGTGGATTCTCCGGTGTAGAAACTCTATAGATATCTTTACTACCCTCTATTAAAAAGTAGTCTCTCGCATCGTCAGAATATATATTACCGGGATGTTCTGTAAGCAGAGATGATCCCTCACTCATATCAAAGTGATGGATGCGAGAACCTATCATGTCATAGAAAAGCGGAAGGTAAAAATATATTACTTTGTATCTCATTTAGCTACCTTTCTAATATAGTTGTAACACAACTGAGTAAACTTAACCCATGTAGTGTGTATACGCTTTCTATCGGTTATAGGAGGTTGACCGTAACCATCCACAGCGTTGGTTATAACATCTATGTTAAAGAATGGATGAGGCTCTGGTATAAAGAAGATACCAAAGTGTGTCGCTTGATATATACCATCAGCACGTTTTAGCATCTTTGTAAGTTCAAATGTTCGCGCGCCTTTATAATGAGAAACAAATACACCGTTCTCTAAAAAGAAAGGATAATCCTCTAATGGATTCAATTGCCTACCCGCGTCATATGTATACGCCTTATACCTCATTATATATTATTTAGACAATGTAAGTTAGTTTAGCCGTACCATCTGAATGAATTTGAATGAATGTGCACATCTCATCACAAAATGAACCGGAGTTAATATAATGACACTTATAGTTTACATCATACCTCTCTTCTGGATAGTGTGTATGACCAGCCATGATGACATCGTAATCATAGCCGTGCTTAGCTAAGAATTTCTTAGATACAATATCCTTAGCACGAACCCACGACTTAGACCAAGCCTTTAATCTACGAGTTATGATGTTCTTTCTATCAAACTTCTGTAGCCAGTAATATAGACCAGTAAAGATAAAAGTAGATATAGGCCTAGCTTGAACCCAGTGGTCATACTCGTCGCCATGCTCGCAGAGCATCCGCCGCTCACCAACCTTAAAGCTATAGGATTTAGTAAACACCATACCAGTAATGGCCGCCAGAAACTCAGCACATCCATCGTGATTACCCTTTACTAATATAACACGGTGGGTCTTCGATAACTTTCGAATACGTGTTAGTATCTTCCAGTCCTTCCTGGTGTATCTATGAAACGAATGATTGTCGAATAAGTCTCCGTTTATAATTAGAGTATTGAAAGGTATATCTAATACATCAAGTACCTTATCTCTATTACACACAGAGGATCCAAGATGTATATCAGATATAATAAGAGTATCAATCATCGATGATATTTAGAGAACCCCTATATGGAAATCTCGGAATTTCGCGCAAAAAAAAATTTTAGAGTTTCGGGATCTACGGGACCCTTAATGATCATCTGAGAACCTTTATAGGCTTCAGAGAACCCTTTATGGAAGTCTGCGGATTTTTGACAAAAAAATTCTGGGACATGGCTGCAAACACGGTACTGCACCTAGCTCATATGAGGCAATTCGGAGCGCTGACGTGTCTCTCTATCGCTGGGAGCTCTACTACAATGAGAGATAGAGCAGCTCTTAGGAGACAAGAAGAGTCTCATCAGCCCTGGTAGCATGATGAGACTCTTTTTCAAATAGGGGAGCGTTAAAGCTCCTTAGGAGTTACATACCTTGTTGGTAGTGTGTAGTGTCACGCTTGATACCTTCAACACTTCTTTGTTGTGGACGCTTTACATTAGCAGCGCTCTTATCCTTAGTGAACTGTGAACGCATTGCATCGGTAGCCTTCTGTGCTGAGTGACGCTTAACATTCTTCTCTTCATCCTCTTCACTACCATATCGCTCTTGATTGTTAACAACCTGATCAATGAGCCTAGCTGCCTCTTCAGGATGGACGCTACCACTAGCAACCTTATTCAATATAGCGAGTACGAGCTTAGTGTCATACTGCTTACCCTCTTCATCCTCGTATGGGTCACCATCAACATCCTCAGCATCCTCATCACCATCCTCTTCATCTTCCGATGTAGACTCCTTAGGAAAAGACTTACCACCACCTAGAGGACCTCCTGTTGAGACTGGACCATTGTCTGACTCACCTATGAAGGCCTCCCACATTAATACTTGATCGCTCTTGCGCATGTATCTATTTAGTCAACGTCAGTTAAATCCTCCATGATCACGGTGCTTAAAGCCTAGATCGAAAGCCTTCTTGAGCATATCGTGTAGAGTCCTAACGTGCACCTCATGGAAGTCCAGACGGTCGGCGCCTGCCTCAGTGAGCGTTACGAGTCCTGGGACATTGTTCTGAGCGATGGCTTGAAGAGCATCGAAGAGGTCTTGGTCGTCTTTGATCATACTATGATTATATTTGTGTTCCCTGCGTGCGAAGATTGCGATGAGTACCAGCGTAATGAAGCACGATGAGAGGAGGAGGGTGATAATGAAAGCGTAAAGGTCTTTGTCCATTGCTTGATTATTGTAAGAGTGTTCCTATCATCGTGTACCATCAACGACCAAGCATGCCATATCATCATCCTCCACCCCAACGAACATCTCAGGCTCTTCACGACCTTCGAACTTGACCGTCTTCTTAGCAGGAGCCGGCTTCTCTTTCTTAGGCTTCGGCTCCTTCTTAGCCAGAGCCTTCTTAACCTTCGCTGCCTTAGGCACTGCGCCCTCAGCTTCTCCTTTGGAGATTTTACTGATCTCTTTCAAGTTAGCAGCGATTGACTTCAGGTTAAAGATCTCTTCACGTACCGCATCCATGTCGCGCATTGCCAGATTCCAGAGAGCTTGCATCAGCTGCTTATCAGACGTCATCAGGTCTTCCCGGACATGAGTGAACTCAGCGCGGACTTGTTCTGGACTTACAATCGTTTGAAAGGAATACTTTTTCTTAGGAGCAGTTGTCATCTTATTTCTTGGTTTGTTGTTTGCTGTCTACATTCTTATTATACGGCAGTTCCCTTCTTGGGTCCTGCAACAAGGGCTGGACTCTCCATCCATTTAACGGCTACATTCGGCAGCGCGCACCCTTGCATACTCTTATTGTATTAGAGTTCCCTTAGCGTGCGCACATCGCTTCTTGGCGCTGCATTGCTTTCGCAGCGATCTCCTCCTCGGCAACGAGATCGCATTCGCGAGGGTCAAAGAGGATCCCGTATCCATTCTCATCCTCAAGATGCATTGTGATGCGATTGATCTTGGTGATCGTTGCGCGAGTGTAGATTGGCACGGTGGTACGACCATCGAAGCAATACTCCTCAACGATCACTTTGTCACCGACGTTGCGCTTCACTGTTTTCTTAGCAGGTTGTTTGATCATCTTCATTGCTCCTAATTGTATCGATGTTCCCTCAGTCTTCTTCCACTGCATAGAATGAATGGATATCACTCTCATCATCATACTCAACACGAGTACCATCGATAGTGAACTCATCACCGTGCTCTTCAACCAAGCGAGCGAACTCAGAAACAGTTCCGAATAACAGCTCGATAATCTCTTCGTCTTGACAGTTGCCTAAGTAAGCCTTGCTCATATCATTATTGTATTGATGTTCCCTTCTCCCCGATTGCATTTTGCAAAGTAGCTGACTTCTCCCGACCGCAAAAAATAGGGAGTTTTTGCCCGAGCTGACCCCGCTTAAGAGTCAACCAGTTCCCCAGCCAGTTAGGGCAGTTTTAGTTCAGTGCCCCAGGAACACAGTCGATTAACGAGCTTCTAAAATTGCATCTACTTCATCGCGCAATGCGATAAGACGTTCTTGGAGTGTCTTGAGCTCTTCTGCCATCAGGTCGGTAATGTCGGTCATGTTGTTATTATAATAGTGTTCCCTTAATGTCTCGCAGTCCAAAACCAGTTTCTGCCTAGGCGTTGCAGTTGGAATATCAGAGGAACTCCATGATAATGGGTCTCCTGCTGTCTCCGCGTTTGTGATGATAAAACCAGTTTCTTTGTAGGCGTTGCAGTTAGCCTCGAGTCTTTCAATAGTTCCATTGACCTCATCTTCCGCTCTCTGCATTGTTGCGAGTAGTTTATCGAGGTATTCCTCTTGAGCCCAGGATTCATTGCAGCATTTCAAGTATTCTTCGCGTGAATCCATCCATTCTTTAAGTATTTCTGTGAATTTCATAGTGTTCATTAGTTTAACAGTGTTCCTTAAGAGTGCTCAGAGTATGCAATTGTGTAGCCTTCTGCGTATCCTCGATTGTATTCTGCTTTCATTAGAGCAGTTAGAACATCAATTGCAGTGAAAGCAGCCATTGTCACGGGTGAAAGTGCTTCCATAACCTTATTTCGCAGCTCTTCCTCAGTATTTTCTTTATATTCCATTGGTATTCTTATATTTCTCGTTATCTCTTCCTTATCAAGGCTATATATAACGCGTTGCTATTAAATAACTTTGCTTATTATTCAACTTTGTTTATTAGCCATGCGTTGATATCTTTCTCTCCTTATTATACCAGTGTTCCCATCTCTTTTTATTCCTTTTTATACGCTTTTTCGTATTTTTTTGTACATTTTCTTCATCATCTCCGCTACTTTCCGACTACCTTCATAGTCATCTTGTTTAAAGTTATGCAGTACTAGCCCTCCATTATAGTATTGATGTGTCTCTGGTATGAATAACAGGTTATATGACCCACGAAATGTTACCATAGAATACAATCTTACTCCATCCTTGTCCACTACTGGTGGTGGGTAGTTGTCAAGATCACCTTGACTCAGCTTTATATCCTCTCCATCACCCACTGCTGACGGCCACATGACTGGTGTAACTGTTATATCACTCTGTGTACTATCCGTTATATCTAACGTTACAATGCTGTATCTCATCGAGACTATTTATTCAAGGTGCTCCTACGATAGCCTCTTTGATCTTCTTGACGAACTTATCGACATCGATTGGTCCATCATCGTTATAACCTCCGCAGCTCAGGAACAGAGCGATCTCTCTCAAGCCATCCTCTGCTGCTTCAGCTCTTTCTAATAGCTCTTCGTTGGTCATACCTTATTATACGAGAGTTCCCTTAATAGCATTCACTATCTGTCATTCCTTTTAATGAGATCGATTTGCGCTTACGGTATGCTGGTGTACGCAGATAGATATTGTTGCGTGCTTCTGGCTTGAAGACTACTGCTGAGACATCCAAATGCTTTAGGTCAGATACAGGGTCGGCTTTAATGACTGGCTTGGTAGAATATCGCATACCCCCATGATAAGGTAGTTCCCTTATCGTGAACCTAATACCTTATCGTAGATCTTATTTTCTTGTGTTAAAAGAAAGTATAACACCTCATTGTATGCTTTTGGAGTAGCTAGATTGAATGAGAGTGTTGTTACACGATCTTGATTGAATAGAGGATGTGACTCGTGTATAACGACATAGCTATAGTTCATAGCTCCTGATGCAGCTACACAATAGAACATACCATCTACCTCACCTTTAATACGTAGAGCGTATGAAGCTAGGTTTTGAGTCATTAACTCACCTCTTAGAATAGGAATAAAGGAATCATCAACCATATGATATAGAGTAGACGGCATTCTATCGAAGTTACCATTTGGTTGCCATATCATCGCTTTGTATCTCATTACTCTTATTTAATTACCTTACCGTATAAGGCTTTGAACTCATTATTGCAGTATCGTACGATGTTATCGTATCTCTTTGTATAGATCATATGATAGAGACCCATCACCACCCCAGGGAAGTTAAACAGTGGATGCTCTTCTGATATGACAACATACACAAAGAGTAGTTTCGATTTACAGTGAAACATTCCATCCGTCTCGCTTTGTATCAATAGAGGTTCACCCCAACCTCTCCAATTATCGTGAGGTATGAACTCATCACCCTTACGGTAATACAATAACGGGGCTATACCTTTATATAGATCTGCCGTACCCTGCGAACTATTATCGTGCCATTGAATAGCCTTATATCGCATCACTTGATGAGTGCTTCGAGCTCTTTGACACGCTTCATTGCGCGCTCGTAATCAGCTTTTGATACAAACAGCTTGTAGTCAGATGTTCCAACAGATGATGTCGAGGTGATCCAGAACCGATGAACCTTAGCTTTCTTCATACCTCATTATAAGATAGTTCCCTTATCTCTTCTGCTTAGCTAGATGCTCTCTCATCCATAACTGATACACGTCAAACATCTTGAATACCTGCTTATGGAGGCCGTCTATAACACCTGGTTTGTCTATCGCAAAAAGCCCATCGTTAAGTATTCCCCATGCATATAGTGGATTGTCTTCTCTTACAATACACAAAATCACACCATTGTAGTAGAACATCTGAATACTTTCATCTGTTGTAGTAATTTGTTTAGCATCTCTACCTCGCTTTACTTTAAAATACTTTCTAGCTTCATCAACAGAAAGAAATACGGTATCAAACCCCGTTGCTGTTTTCGAGCTCATGTTAAGGTAGTATGCAGCGTATCTCATATCTTAATTCCTAGTTTTGTTTTGATGATATCGATTACAGCAAGAGTAGCAAATCTTTCGATAGCTTCTCTTCGACTTTCATTCAACATATAAAACATCTTACTATAAAGCATATGCTCATTAAAAAGAAAATGAGTCTCTGGTACCATAAAAAATATCTTGGTTTGACTAAATTGCTTTTCTGCTTTAGCGAAGTATATCCCATCTACTACACTATTAAAATCTTGATCAAGATCCCATTTACCGCTTCCTGTAGTAAACTTACCAGTACCTTCCTTTAAGCGCCATAACTGACCATCATTCTGTAGAGCTAGCTGTCTACCTACACCTGTAGTAAATTCTCCTTTGATGTATCTCATATTATTGGTTCTCGTCATCGTACTTCATTGCTTCATACACTGTCATCGGTATACCAGCTCTTGTTAATATATTACGAGCGTATTCATCTGCCTCTAAATAAAGTTCTCGAGGAAAAGGCATAACTCTTGCGAATTGCGTTTTCTCTATTATACCAAAGTTAAACAGAGGATGCGCTTCAGGTATTCTAATATGACCTAATCTTATTTCATTATCATCTGCCTCATCAAAGTGAAAGCTAAGACCTTCTTCAGCATCATACCAATGAGGATCCCACGAACCATCACCGTAGTAGTCATCTGCTTCGTAACGAAGGTCAGCTGCTGCTGCGCTATGCTCTACAAATATCTCTATGTAACTATATCTCATAATTTAAATTGTCCGGTTCCGTGTTGTTTAATGTCACGATACTCTTTGTGTATTGTGAGAAAGAGCTTCTTAAACTCTCTATGATACCTCACCTTACAATCATTTATCTCTTCCGTATGAGTATATTGCGTAGGGTGATTAATATCATCCATTCTATCGAAATTAAATAGAGGATGCGTCTCAGGTATAGCCATAAAGAACTCTTTATATGGCGCATTACCGATTATTATCTTACTGGAAGGGTGTGTGTAAAGCCCTTTATAGAGTGCATTCATTCTTCCTCGTATAAAGATATCTACACCATCAGACTCATATACAGACTCCGTGTATTGAAGCATATCGATACCGCCTCCTGAGTCATAAAAAATCGCTATCTTGTACCTCATCTTATTGTATTTATTCGTTTAACGGCTGAGAGCATAGATAATAAAACCAGCGATGATCGTGGCTAGAACTATGAGAGGGAGTGCAAATCTATCAGTATGGTCGATATACATATACCATAATTTAAGCGCAGTCCCTTATTTATCAAGGGTTAGCCAGAAATCCATAAATAATAGTATAAAAGTTTATGAAAAAGGGTAATCATTTAGATGTAGAAGAAGCAAAGGAGTATGTGGAAGAATATTGTCGTCCTCTCCCTGAATCTGAAGCGCAGGCTAAGGAAGCTGCATGGGTATTGTATCAGGAGTTGCAGAAGTGTAGAGCGGAAAACGGAGAAAAGGAGGAAGAAGAACCTGAAGAAGAGGTAGAAGAGGTAGAAGAGGAGAAGAGTAAGCCTAAGCGTAAGGAGGTCGAAGCTGCTCCTGCAACAGATACAAAGCTTCCTCCACAAGCTAAGCAAGGTAAGAAATCATACAAGCAATTCATACAAGATCAAATGAAAGTAATTGGCATGGCTGGTATGATAGCTATGAGTACTGCTGTCTACGCACAATCACAAGCTGTGTACGTTCAAGGCGCTATTGTTTATAAGGTTGTTGAGAAAGAGTTACCCATCCTGGGATATCTTAGAGACTTACTAACAGGCTCTGTATCATTCTCAGTATCGGATGTAATTCATAACTCTACGACTTCTTATCAGAACGCTACTGCTAAAGCTGCTGTAGATGCAACAAAAGCTACAGTTGAAAAGGCTATCGCTAAGGTAGAGAAAGCAGCAGAGCAAAAGGTAGAAGAATCAATTGCTGAAACTACTGCTGTTGATCCATCATCACCTAAAGTAAAATCTCTCTTAGAAGAAGGAAAGAAGATTACCGATAAGCACGACGCACTCTTACAAACTCCTCCTAGCATTGAGTCATTTGTGCCTCCTGTAATTAACCCTCCTGCCACAACCAACACTAACCCATAACAAACTTATGTTAATAGACGCACTAGAACCTATAAAACAAAACGTAATTGATCTTTGTATCGCTGTACTTGGTATCCTATCAACACTAGCTGTCTTTATACCTAAGGATAGCAAGCTAGGTAAGCTATTAGGCATCGCTACAAAGAAGATTGTCTCACTTAAAACCAAATTTCTAAAGAAATGAAACGTATACTAACACTACTAATTGGAGCATTGCTAGCAAGCAGTGCATATGCAACAGTCATCTCATTCACAGGAGGTACTGCTACGGATGCTAACGGTAATCTTTACACTACCGCTGCAAATCAAACATACTACAACATCGTCTCATATACTGAGAATGGTTATGAATTAGATTATGTCAGCAATGGTAATTACAATGCTCAAGCAGTTGGGAATTACTATGGAACAGGCAATGATGTTATCCACGGTCACTGGTTTGGTGGATTGCAATCAATTGACGTTAAGAATATTGAAGGTGCTACCTTTGATCTTAATTACTTTACCATTACTTCCAATACATCTCAAGGAGGTGGACCTCACTCTGACAATGAACAAATCTTTGTTCAAGGCTTTCGTAATGGCTCTGCTGTGACTGGATCGTACCTTCTTCCGGGCGAGGATTGGGGTATGTCATCAACAAGTGACATTGTATTAAGCAGTGAGTTTGATAACATCGACCTATTCCGTATCTCTGGTAGCGGAGCATTCTGCTTTGGTATGGATGCATTCTACATCAACCAAGCTGCACCTGTTGAAGGTATAGCGATTGGCAGTCCATCTATTCCAGAAAGCAGCTCAGCTCTTCTTGGCGGCCTCGGCATGCTCGTTCTCTTCAGAAGAAGAAGATAAAGGCTTCTCCCAAGCCCAGTTAATTACGACCCAATCATCAATACAGACCTCTTCAGTGGTTAAATGATGATTGGGTCCAAATTTTTTATCCATTTGCTTCTTAAAGTAATTCCAATATGAGTCGAGGATATCTCGCTCAGTCATCTCTGTTGGGTGCTCTGGATAAGGCTCCGTGTATTCCCAATAGAGATAAGTCTTCATCAGACAGTAGTCGTAAGATTGAAGCCTGAACCTTCAACAAGACCAGCTGCAGCAAGCTGAAGCACAGCATTGTCACGCTGCTCTGTGGTGAAGAAGCGAAGCGTCTGAACTGACTTATAGTTGTCGAATTTAAAGGCGTTGCCGTTAAGAGTAGTATAGCCAGTTCCAAATGATTGCTCAGTTGAGAACTTAATTCCTAGATCGATTAGCGGTGATGTAGCGTTATATTCCATATTATTATTATATCAGAGTTCCTCTGTCGGCTGACTAGAGAGCAAATCATTCAAGAAGAGAGTGCAGATGTTCAAAAGATCATCCTTCTCCTTGTCAGTGATCGTCTTGTCACTGCGCTTTGCTTGAAGCTCGAGATAAAGGTCGTAAATGTTTAGTTTCTTTTCGGTGCTCATAATTTTATCGGATGGAAAATGAAAAGTGTCTATTGCTATAATTTAGTTGCGGCGTGTAATAAGATGGGTAATAGCAACGTGGAGTGTATTGCTTTTGGTAGTAATATCGTTGAGGGGTATATTGCGGTTGATAATGGTATTGTTGGCGCGCTCTCAATTGAGCTTGATATTCGCGCTCACGTCTTGCTTGCTCTTGTAGCATAGCCATGCGACGATACTCCTGCATGCGTCGAGCTTGCTCCATTTGCTCGCGGTAAATATAAGACTGGTTGCTGTAATAAGTATCTGCATTTGCTACAGAGCAAAATAACGATACAGCAAGAGAACAGAGGATAATTTTAAACGTCTTCATACTTTTATTTAGTAGAAACCTCGCTCCCCGATTAAGAGGAGCGAGGTACATCCACCAGTCAACTTAGAGCGAGTTGATACCTTGCTTATTCAGCAAGCTAACAAAATCGCGGGTATTGACACTCACCCATTGCTCCTTATTACCAGAGCGATCGAGCATCACGGTCGATCCGCCAAGCGCATGGAATGCACCGCGTTCGTCGCGATACAAGGTAACGCTGAAGGTCTTAGGGTTCTTAGTTGCGGCTTTGTTGGTCAGGTATTGCTTATTGCGTTTCATATGTTTGCTTTTTGTTTTTTGTTGATTTGACGTTATCGTCTTCGTTCTTATTATAGAGTAGTTCCTTTAAAATTTCAAGCTTTATTTCAGATGACTTTCAAGCCTTCACCGGCCATCGAGTAGTTGACAGCGAGGCTATCGAGCTTTTGCATAGAGCAGTTTGCAGCCTGACGTAGGGTCAATGCTTTCTTCTCCTTCTTTGCATGAGAGACGTTCACCAGCTCCGTGAATGCAGAGAGCTTACCATCAAGCGTTGTCTCTGCCCAAACCTTCTCAACATAACTATTCAGATTCTTCATTGCTCCTAATTATATCAGTGTTCCCTTAAATCAGATCCTCTTGAGCATTGAAGTTGCGTCGAAGAGTCACGAGAGCTTTGAAGAGCTCAGAGTCTTCAACCTCATCAAGAGTCTCCATGTTGACGACAAGCGTGTCGACGATCATCCCCTTCTCGTTAAGGACATCATGGATGCCGTAAGTGTTCCCAAACGCGTCAGTAATCTCGTACTCGTTACTCTCTTCGTTTTGTCCAGTTAGTTCAATGTTGTTGAAAGTAAATTCAAAGTCCTCTTTGTCTTGCATACAATTATTATAAGCGAGTTCCCTCAAAAAGGTAATCATATCAGTCTTCAGTTGTGTTAAGAGGTTTCAGAATACCGCAGCGATTTTCTTCTTCAAGCAGCTTCCATTCTCCATCTTCGAATACATAGTTGTATTCTTCTCCCTCTATATAAACCTGGTAGAGTGTTTCATAACGCGCAATGCTAGGAAAAGCGCCTTCTCCTCGATCGCGATGATAAGCGACTGTAACGTTCTTAGCGGGATGACAGAAGCTATGTTTGTCACCTTCATCAGGAGCGATCTTCTTATCAAGGGAGCTGATAGAGCCAAGAGCAATAAGCTCTTTGACTTTGTCTTCTGTATCGTAATACTTCTCGAGCATCTTACCGACATGACTAGGATAACCATCCCAGTGGCAGTAGATAGAGTCGTAACCT